GTAGCATCTGATGCTGCTGCCGAAATAGCTGCTGCTTGAGCTGCGTTAGCCTTTGTTGTAGCATCTGCTGCTGCAGTTGCTTCTGCTGCTGACTGTGCTGCGTTAGCCTTAGATGTTGCATCTGCTGATGCAGTTGAGATAGCTGCTGCTTGAGCTGCGTTAGCCTTAGATGTTGCATCTGCTGATGCAGTTGATACTGAAGCTGCGTCGCCTGATACTCTAAGTGCTGCTTCTGCTGCTACCTTAGTTGTTGCATCTGTTCCTGCTGCAGTAATTGCTGCTGATTGCGCTGCTGCTGCTGAGCCTGCTGCATCGTATGCTGCGGCTGTTGCTGAAAGTGCACGAGCATCTGTGAAGTATTTGTTTGCTGCATTTTCTGCAAGGTCTGCTGTATCGTGATTTGCAAGACTTGAAACTGTACCTGTTACATCACCAGTAAGGTTGCCAACAAATGTAGCAGTAATTGTTCCTGCGGCGAAGTTGCCATTGGCATCGCGTTTTACTACGGTATTTGCTGTATTGGCTGAAGTTGCTGTACCGCCAATAATACCAACAATGTAGTCTTGGTCTGCCTGTGCCTTGGTTAATACATCAAAACCGTTAACGGTAGCTGTAGCACCCTCAACGATCAGACCATTTTTAATTCTAAAGTTTTTGTTTACTGTTGCCATTGATATGACTCCCTTTTACTGCTTTTTTATGCTTTTAATGCTGTTCTAAAATATCTTACCTTTATTGATCCTGAAACAGGTGTTACGCATAGACTTATTATACCGCTATTTTCTTCAAAAGTGACTGTGGCTAGTGATAAATCTGTGTTTGATACGATGTCTGATTCTGATATGTAAACATTGGTTCCATCGTTAAGCAAAACAATAGTTGAAGTATGTGTTAGATTTCCAACAGACTTATCAATCTGTAGTGCGTATCTAACTGTCTTGTATACTGTCTTTGAGAATGAATCTATAATTGTTTTATTTTCTATACCGTCTATAGTAAGATCATTGTTCCCGTCCAGTCCCAAAAGCTCTGAAGCATTTTCTGCATCTAGAGTGGATAGGTTTGCCTGAAGCTGACTTACCTTGTAGTCTATTGAGTTTACATCTTGTGAATTATTTACACCAAGCTTATTTTCAATTGCTTCAATTGCATCATTGACATTACCATGCAGCGTTGCGTGGCCTTCCATTGATTCGGTTGCAGCAGGATTTGTAAAGTTATCTTTTGATGTTGGGTAGCTAGTTGCCAATTTGTCCTCCATCCAACAGTGTTAGTTGCGTGTAACTTGCATTTGTATACGATGATGTTGGAGAACCACCGTCTATGCCAATTATAACAGGAACTGTTTCTTCAACTCCAGAATTTTGATTTAAATTATCAAAATATACAGTTTCATTTAAGTTAACTGTATGAACATTTCCATCATAGGAGTGTGTGTGCATATAAAATGGGGCGGGATCTTTAGAGGCTGGAGTTAAGTCAACCCAAACACTACCATTGTATATCTTAATGTTCTTACTTGTAACATTAAAGTATACATCTCCAGATGAACCATAAATTGGGTCTTCTGCAAGTGTAAGGAGGTTGAGTAGGGATTTAAACTTTTTAGCCATTTAGAATCCTTATCCTATTACAACTACTCTATATTCTCCAGCTGTTGGTGCAACTGCAAATTTAATAGTTATATCTGAATCTGATGTATGCTCAACATCTGCAAATATTTCTGCAAATGGTGATGCTACTTCATATATAGAAACCACTACATCTTTTGTGCCTAAATTGTGTGTAACTGTATAAGATGTTGCTGATGTATTTAGTGTAGTCTTATATTTTCTTGTTATCTCATGATAATTTGTGCCGTCATTTGTTAATGTCCATTGGTCTGCCGCCTCATTCCATAAAACTTCTACATCTGCAGAGGTTCCACGGTTTACCTTAAGACCAGCATCTGATGATGGAGCTCCAGTAACATTTGTATTAAGAACAACTTTATTGTCAACAATATTAACTTCTGTTGTGCTTATAGAGTTAATAGATCCTTGAACATCAAGGTTTCCACCAATGCTTAAGTTACCAGTAACTGTTACATCATCTGGCAAGCCAATAGTTACTGCTGCTGATTCTGATCCAGATCCTGAAACTGTAATTTCTCCAGATGTTCCAACAATTGTTGAAACATAGCTTCCAGTCGTGTCAGCACCAAGAGCAACTGAGTTTGGCTCAATTGTTGTTGATATTGTAACATCGCCCAAATTGGTCATTGTTGCAGAACCAGTTACATCTCCTGAAAGAGTAATTACTGGATCTTTATTAAGAGATACCTCGCCACCTACAACTGTAAAGTCGCTTGCATCGAAACTTGCTACACCCTTATTTGTATATGTTGCGTTTTCTGCTGAAATTGTAATTGTATTATTTGTTACAGCTACGTCAATTCCCTCTCCGCCAGCTACTGTAAGAGTATCTGTAAGAAGGTCAACTGTATCTGTTCCTGTATCTCCAGCAACTGAAAGATTAGTTGCTACGTTTACTGTTCCAGCTGCAGTCAAACGACCTTGAGCGTCAACTGTAAATGTAGGAATTGCTGTTGTTGATCCGTATGATCCAGCAGTTACTGCTGTATCATTAAGATTTAATGTAGTTGTTCCTGCAACATCGTTATATGTTGATGTTAAAGCTGTACCAGCTATTACGGAAGATCCAATAACATCTTGAATTACTTCAGTAGAACCAGATGCTGGTGTCCACTCAGTGCCATTATAGAAGTAAAGAACATTTGTTCCAGTGTTATAGTAAATCTGACCAGATACTGGATTTGAAGGCGCTGCGCCTAAGTTTTGGATTCTAGCATTGAGCAACTCATTCTTGTTGAGATCAACGCTAACTAAAAATTTTCTTGCCATTTGCTATCTCCTTATGACAGGTATGCTGTCCCTGAAAATGGTTGAGCCATAGTCAGTGTTATTTGATTAGTACTATTGTAGTCTATTCCAGTTTCCAAAATATCTCCAGCGCTAGACTTAACTGTTACGTTTGGTTGATACCCTAGCCCGTGATTAATAACAACAGAATACACTCCAGACAAAGGACCAGTAACTTGAGTTAGCTCCCAAGGATAGGCTAGCGTATTGTTTGTTAAAAATATTTTGCTTGCTCCCGACCAATTTAAATCAGAAAGCTTTGGTCCGTGAAATGCAGCTGAAAGCATATCAAAGTAAAAATCTCCAGTAAGACCCAAATTTGCTGCTGGATCCCCATTTCCATTTAGAATGGTTCTTCCTCTTGGTCCTTGTGGACCTGGAGAAGAAATTACTATTTTATTTATTTGCTCTCGAACAACTACGGATTCAGTCATTAAATAGTTACCGATCTATTTAGGGTCATAAACCCTTCAAGGAGCTTTATTTTATTCCCATTAGAATCTACAACCATAACATCATAAGATGATTTAGGATAAAAGATTTTGCTTGTTTGTGTTGGTGTCATTTTTACAGTTAATTTACCATTAGGTCCATCAATTGTAATTCCGCCAGATGGTGATGTTAGTGTAACAGCTAATTTATTGCCGCCCTTTGTATCACGCACCTGCATCTTTGCAGATGCACCAGTAAGATCAATTGCATCGTCATTTTCGTCTTTATATTCTACTATAAAACTAAATGTTGCATTTTGATCTACTTCGAAATTCTTTTGTCCTGCCATTTGCCATAGTCTCCTAAATAGGAATACTCCTGTACTAATTTTAGCACAGGAGTATTTCTAATCGACTATTTTTGTTTACTTGTTGGTAAACCCAAATGATGATTCATTAGGGTTAAGTGCTTTCAAAATTACGGGTGCTGTGGCAGCGAATCCGCCAAGTAGTAGGTCTCTTGGGCTGGTGTTGCCTGTCATATATAGAGCAATTGCCGCTCCTAGAAAATGACGTCCATAACTTGCTAGTGCTGCTAGAATCTTCTCTTGCATTGTAACCTTTCCATCTCCATTAAGATCTTCTTTAGCTTTTGCCATTTTTGATCCTCCTTATTTCTAGGCGGGTTGCCTAGTAATTTTGGGCTTTAACCCAATTATATTATTGTACCACTATGCGCTAATATCTACCAATTCGCAATTACCATCAGAGCTACATGCAAGCGTTGCATTTGTAGAAGTGCCATCTTCTAGCTCGTAGAAAGATAAATCTTCCCATCTAATGCTTTTAGGCATCTTTGATACCAGATCTTCATATTCTTCTTTTGAAACCTCTTGGTATGGGGCTTGCTTGTAAGAGTGATCAGAGTATGGAAGAAAAGAAATTCCAGAAAGATCGTCAAAGTTTTTATATACCCAGGAACCCACTTCCATCCACTCTTCGTCTTTTACAGATACTGTAATTGATGGCTTATGATCGCACCAAGCCTTTTGGTATATCATCCAAAGCTCAAGGTGCTCTATGGCTGTAAGGTCTTTTCTAAGTGTAGCACCTTCTGGTGCCTTTACAGGAAAAGAAAAAACATAAGTTTCGGTTGGCTTCATAACATCGTCTTCTACTGGTATTCCAATCTCTTTAAGAAAAATTGAAATTGGATCTCCTTTTGAGCCACGAACTGTTCTTATGTAATATTCTGAGTGCCAAGGATGCATGCCAGAAGAAACTCCAGTAAGCTGTGAAACTGTTCCAGAAGGCTTTACACATGTAACAGAAGCAGAAGGATTTATGCCAATATTTAATGCCTCTTTTTTATTTGCTTCGTTAGCTCTGGTCTTTAGTCTTTGTAGGGCATGTTCTAGTCGAAGGTGATCATCTTCTTTAATGTGATCTAAATTTTCGCAATTTCCAGGACATGCGTACCTACATGTATAACCTTCTTTTTTATGTGCTTGATATTTTCCAGAAAAATAAGAATTTCCAAACTGACCAGTTAAAGATACGCCAAGCAGTCTTTCTTCTTCTGTATTTTTTCTCCAAACATCTCTTATGTACTTAAAGTTTGTTAGTGTAGATTGCCATGTACCAAGTATTGAAGCAAGCTCTACTTTTCTAGAAACAGACTCTTCGTTATCATCTTCACGAATAACAACTTCTGACAAGTTACAGAACTGATTTGGTCTTAATATGATTTCTGAGCAGGGATTAGTTCCGTAGTGTATCTCTGGGTCTCTCCCGCTCAATGCAGCTTGTTTTTGTGCTGCTGCAACATTATAGATTCCTCGCTCTCCAGATTTTGAATCGTATAGCGATTTCCATTCAGAAATAAACTGCTCCATATCTGGCTTTCTAGAATATGCTACAGAATTATTTGAAAGAGCACGTTGTGGATTGTGTTCCCACCAGTTTCCAGATTTTGCTTGAGCCATTTCTATATCGTTTATATTAGAAAGAGAAATCATAGCTGATCTGCGAACTCCTCCAACAACAACAACCTCGCCAATCTTACACATTATGTCATGCGCTTCAATTGGCTTAAGTTGTCTTCCTGCTGCATTTTTAAACTTTGCAATAGTAAAATCAAATAAGTTTACAAGGGGCTGCGGTCCAGATGATCTTCCGCCCATGGTTTTAAGCCTTGCACCAGCTGGTCTAACTTTTGTAACATCAAAGGATGGAATCTTTCCATCCCATAGGCTTTTTAAAAGCATCTTGTAGGCTGTTGCCCAGCCTGTTTTAGAATCTTCTACAACAATAACGTCAGAAACTTTTTCCAAAGTTTGAGGGATTGAAGGAAGCTTATTAATGTACTTATATTCTACTGAGAAACCAACTCCAGAGCCACACATCAATATATACATAGTTTCGTCAAATGCTCTTGGGTGATCAACTGGCAAATACGAACAATTGTATCCAGCAACGTTATCTCTTTCTAGGGCGGGACCAGAAGTCATAACAGCTCTCATAGAAGGCATTACATTTCTCTTGTATACAGCATCTTTAAGATTTGAAAGAAGTATCTCGTCTGGAGTATAATCAAAATTTTCTTTTAGGTTGTTTAGCATAAAAGAAAAATATCTATCTACGGTTTCTTTCCATGTTTCTCTTCTATTTAAATCTGGTATCCATCTAGCATATCTAGAAATAGCTATAAAATTTTCGTATGGGTTTTCTATTAAAGCGCTATCTGCATTTGGCTCAAGCAATACCATTGGCTTCTCATCAAAGTAATCTGAGGATTGTTTAAAGTTTTGAATTTTTGTCATTTTGTCTCTTTTCCGCCCTATGGCACATAAATTTTAGTAAGAGTCTTATTCTACCAAAGTTTTTTATAGAAAGGAAGGGTGAAAAATATTATTCAATAGCTAGTTTATTGGTTAACTAGAATAAATAAACACTTTTTTTTAAGTTGACATATTGTAAAGATTAATGGTATTCTTATAGTTCGTTATCTCTATTGGAGGAAATGCCTATGGAGAATATAAAGCAAAAACTTAGCGATGTCTTACATCACTATGTTGCAATAGCAGTAGCTGTACTGTTTTTATTTACTGGTCAACCAGAAATAATTCAATCAGCATCTGCGCTGGTTGTAAAACCAGAAGTAAAAACCGAAGCACAACTTAACAAGGAAAAGCTGGAGCAATTCAGCAATACTGTGTGGAAACCATCAGAGTCTTTAACAGACAAAGAATTGGTTGAACTTCTCAAGGCTGTAGGCTTTGAGGGTAGCGCCCTTAAAATGGCGTGGGCTGTGGCTAAAAAGGAGTCTAATGGACGCCCAATGGCTTATAACGGCAACAGGAAAACTGGAGACAGTTCCTATGGAATTTTTCAGATCAACATGTTGGGTAACCTAGGTGATGATCGTAAAGAAAAGTTCAAACTGGATAGTAACTACTCGTTATTCGATCCAGCAATCAACGCAGAGATAACGTATTATATGACCAATGGCGGTCAAGATTGGTCGTCATGGAAAGGTTTAACACCTCGAACAAAAGAGTGGTTAGACAAGTTTCCATCTAAAAGTTAGAAAGGAGTTAATATTAAGATACAAGTAGTATCTCAATATCTAGCTCTCTCAAGAGAAGGCCTTGTGTCAGAGATGGTTTGCCCATTAGACCAGGGTCTTCTCTTTTCAAACGAAGACATAGAAGAAAAAATATTTGTGTATTGTCTTTCTTGCCAATATAAAAATTATATTGGTACCGCTATTTATTCAAAAATGTTGGAGGGTGTAAAAAATGCCACTGAATAATGAATTTGATGAAGCACTAAGAGCCAAAGTGGCAAGGAATATCCCATGCATGCATATGCCTGGGTTGCTTCTTGCTGAAAAAGCACTTATTGTAGTAAAAGAATATGCTGAAGAAGCTAAATCTAGAGGTTTAATAACTATTGATGAATTGCTTGAAGATATGAAAGTAAAAAATGGACAATCCGAGTAATAATTTAGAAGACAATCTCCCTATGGTTAACTACATAATGCTTCATAGGATATATGACGTATTATGCCTAATAGCGAAATTAAATGGGGGTAGTAATGAGATTGAAAAAATGGTAAAATATCATGAAGAGGGATTTTTGCTGGGACCCTCCCCAGCATTTAGAGCGGAAGATGAAAAGAATGAATAAGGATAAAGAATCTGTAGTGCAACTTATGGTTGCAGTTTATGAAAGTATAAATACAAAAATGGCATTGATGTCTGGAATGACTGAAGAAGAAGCGGAAGCAAAAACTAAAGAGGCAAACCCAGCAATGATTTATTACATGAGTGAAATTTACAACAAGCTTGATGAAAATGACATTATAAAATACGAATAGTGATATAATTAGTTTATGTCACCTAAACATTTTCAAAAGGTAATGAATAGTCCATACTTTAGAATGGAAAATCAAATTCTGTCTAACTGTAAATGTTTTGAGTGTAAATTAGAAAATCTTTTTATTAAATTCTTTAATATAAAGGAAATAAAAATAAAATTACGTAGGTCGAGATAAAACTCCTTACGTATGCACGTAAGTGCTTAACCCCAATCGGATCCGCCTCTGATTGGGGTTTTTATTTTAGTCAGATATTACAGAAGCTTGTGTACAAACATTGATGCTATTATTCTGTCTCCATTATAAAATTTATTTACGGCATGAGAATATTCTTTTGTTCCAGGGTGGCAAACTAGTGTGCCAGCTTTAGGCTTAACAGATATATTCTTATTGACATACACAACTTCTCCACCTTCAAAATCATCGTTAATAAATATAATTATGCCTTTCGACACAAAAGATTTTCTTTCTATTAAATCTTGTTCTGACATGTCATAAGAAACATCGTCTGCATGAGGAGGCATTATGTAGTCAGTTTTTGCAAACTCTTCTGGAAAATTATTGAAAGAAAAATCGAAATTTCTATATTTAATCAGTGACACAAAATCTGTATAGGGCCTGATTAAAGTTTCTGTTTCATTGTTAAAAAAATCATCAAGCTTTGATAAATATCCATCCCAAATACTGGTAATATTACTTTCTTCTATAATCAAAGAAGTGTGTGATGAGTGTCCGTAGTCTTCTATATGAGAATCTGACTTTATCGCATTGTTTAAGATAACTAGATCCTTTTTAGATATAAAATCTTCTATATAAAATATGTTTTCATCTAAGTATACTTTATCCATCATTCACCAAATATCCGTTTTTTATTTTTTTCTACTGTTTCCAAGTTATAAAAATCATTAGTTACGTTTTCTGGTAATTTAACATCTTTGAATCCCCAAGGTACAAACCCTTGTGATGGACCCATTCTCCAAAAATGTGGGGTTATGTACTTAAAACCTATATTAGGAACAGCTTCATGTTCATTATCTAGATCCGAAGACTTAAACATGATGATGCTTCCAGATTCTGGTTTTATTTGTAAATTATAGTTTGGAAAATATAAATATCCATCAGAATAATCATCATTGTAGTATATGACAAAGGAGTGCTCTAGGTCATCATAGGGGCAGTCTGTGTGCAGTCCTCTAGATTGCATGGAGTTGTATTTACCAATAACATATCCAGGCGATGGGATTCTAGGATTCAAGGTAGTGTCTATCCCTAAATGGTTTGCATACTTATCTGAGCAATCTATAACAGCTTTATTAATAGATTCAAATACCCAATGACTTTCAGTATCTTTTTTATGTGGGTCAAACCAGTTTGGGTCATATATACATTTAGCTAACCCAAAGTCTTCTGGAGTAATTCCTAATTCTTCCCAATCTTTTTTTTGCTCTAATGAAAACGCATATTTATTTCCCCATGGTAGCCAATCGGTAATAATATCATTTGACGTAGATTCTATGTACTTTAGAATTTCTTTAGAATTAGGTATTGCATTTTTAAAATAAAAAATTTTATCGTTGTATATTTCAACTTCTATAGACATAACATATCTCCTTATTGATTTCAGAAAGTGCGGCGAAAAGTGAGCCGAAAATTAGAGACCATCATTTTCATCTTCGTATAAACTTCTCAAATACTCCATATTAGCTAGACGTTGTTCCTCAGACCCTATTTTATGCTCTACTATAATACCTGCCCACATAATAAAAAGGAGGGTGGAAAGAGGAACATCATAAGCTATCATATTAGTATTATACTCCATGTTCCACGTGAAACCAAGTAGGCCTATATATTAAAAAACAGGAAGATCGATATAGCAAGAAAGCAAAGGGCAATAAATCTGATCTTCTTTTTTCTTGGCCATTCAGATGGCACTCTTACATTATTCATATTCTACTCCTTTGTAGGCCTATTGGGATTTGAACCCAAAGTCGATTGCATATAAGACAATTGCTTTAACCAGATTAAGCTATAGGCCCTTATATTAGCCTATTATCTGTATGAGTATGCCAAGGATAAAAGTAATGACAGCTATTATGGCTACTGCAATAAGAGTCTTCATCTTTTTATCCCGCCTTTTCTTATGTATTTTCTTTATGTTTTTATAGCATTATCTGGGGATATTAGATTTTAGGAAAGCCCCCCTACCCCCCAAATTTTTTCTTTTTGGAAAGATAGAGAAGCGTTCCTGAAATACCCACAGATTACATCTGGTACATATTGAGTTTCAGGGTAAGCCCCCACAAAGCAAACTAAGTGTATCATTTTGTTTTTATCAAAGTCAATAGGTTTATTTATTTTTCTTTCGTATACTCATGTGGCAAAGTGTAAAATCCTTCAGGCAAATCATCTTCTCCAAATACTCCATTTACAGCACTAGACATTTTAATTGCATCTATGCCTTCATATAGCTGATCATTTTTTCTTAATTCCTCAGCTTCAGGAAGTGATGCAAATCCAGCTACAATATATCTGATTCTATCGCCTCTTACATCTTCTGTATAGTGTGCATATGCTTCCCATCCAGGATGTAATAACAAATCGCCTTTTTCTGGTTTATATTGAAATCCAATATTTGGATAAGATATCTCACCACCGTCAAAATTGCTTATATAATGAGTAACGCCAAATACGCATTTGTTGTCCATCCCCATTGATTCCGCCAAATTATCAGCATGTAAGAACATAGACTGGCCTTTAGTCATTCTATGAACAGAGTTCATACTTTCTACCCAGAGCTCTTGTCTAAACAGCTCCTGTAGCCTTATACGCATATGTTTTAGCTCTGCATCAAGATCTTTATCTTCTATAAAGAAAAATTTTCCATGCCACCATTCTCGCTTGTTTTTTTCCCACCAAATATCTTCTCCAAAAGATTCTACATGAGATACTAACCTGTCGCAAAGATCATCTGATAACCAGTTTTTTAGTACAACTATGTTCTTCTCAATTAGTACCGCATTGGGTTCTTTTTCTAATATTTGAGCAAGCTGTTTTTTAACTATAGATGCATATGGTTCCATACCCTTATTATACCCCGTCCTATATTCTAGTCAACTGCTTTTTAAGATTTAAGAAAATGTTAATATATTTTTTACATGTATGATACACACCCTGGACAAAACGGACATTTTGGATAGTGCGCCCATAATTCTTTTGGTCTTGAGCGTGAGTGTGAGCCTTATCACAAACATTTTTTTCCGACACGCCCGAGATTTGCCTTAATTTGTCAGTCCCCCATGCTATGCTTAAGGTATAACAAAAACGAAAGGCAATAAAATGAACACATTAGATAGAATTAGATTAGAACAACAAGAGCGCAACGCTATCGCTCACGAAAAGGCTATGGCTAAGTCCCCTTGGATTAGAGAGAGCGTACAGGCTTTCCGTAACGCTACCCCTGAGCAATTAGCGCAAGCCGAGGCTATTCGAGTTAAGCGAGGAAGGTGACACACCTCACACCGACACGCTAGGCTAACCTCCCCAATTTGTCAGACCCCCATGCTACACTTACAACATAACAACAACGAAAGGTCAGAATAAATGACACTAGATGAATACAAGCAAATGGTAGAGGCGCAACGCCTTGCCTCCCTATCAATCGCCCTAGAGGCACTTCGTAAGTCAGAGTCTATTGCTAAGGAGATGAATAAATAATGTCATACGCATACTCATACGAAACTAATAGCGTGTCTAAGTGGGATACTATCCAATCAGATGTCGCAGACGCATACGCATACCTTGATGAGGTAGATGAGGAACAACCTCCACTAGATGAATTTGATGACTCAGATGATGAGGCACTAGCAAAACTATACGAACTAACATGGGAGAACTAATAATGACTATCACTTACTCAATTTGGCAAGGCTCTAAACTAATCTCTATTGACAATGTAGCGCATGAGGCTAAGGCTATTGACCATGTAATCGCATCACTTAACGATAGCGAATTAGGCAAGGTTAAAAAGTTTACCGCTAATGTAATGGACATAAAGGTGACCGCATAATGAAAGAGTGTAAAGTAATTAACTGCAACAATACCGATTTAGTTTATAGCGGAATAGATGCCATGCTATTGGGTGGTATCTTAACCGAAACCTATTGCTACTCATGCGCTAATGCGTATAATCAAATAGATAGCGCTATGCAATCACTAAGAGATAAGGTTAATGCGTAATGAATAGACTACTTACTACACTAGTACAGTTATCCCTTGCCCTCCCCGCCCTATACATGGCGAGGATCGTATGGCATGACTTTAAGGCAGAGATGCGAGAGATGTGGCACGAATCACACTAGCCTAACGGAGTGTCGGCTTGACATTGTCAAGCTGGCCCGCAAGTACTTGCGGGAGTTATCCACAGGGTTACGGGCCTCTGTGGAAAACCCCTGGATTTATGTGAGATTTATCACATAGGCTGAGCGTCTCACATTATGGAATTACTGGCTAGTAAGTAGAGAAATGTCAGCCCCTTAGTGTACAATTCCTACTATAACGAAAAAGAAAGGTGGTCTCAAATGACTACACTAAACACACTATGTAAAGACCATACCCCTATGGTGTCCGCTATCTCAAATGTAGGAGATGAGCAATTTACTTTCTGCGTAGATTGCGAACAAAACATTGAGCGTTACTACTATGACAGTGACCCTGAGCAATTCCCTATGTGGACAGATTGGTATGTATCTAAATGAAAACTAATTTCGAATTAACGCAAGAGATTAGCACTCTTGCTAAAAAGCACTATGGTGAGCAACACCTTGCATGGTCATGGGGTTGTGCAACCGCACTACTAACCGCAACACAATTAGAGTTAATTCTTGAAATACTAAAAGAAAAGGAAAACGCATAATGCTAGATTTCGAAATTACTAATGCGATTAAACAATTATTTGATGAAATGCTTGATGATTGTTATCCCGTGTATGAAATGGGTAACGCTGTTTTTTATCCGTCCCAAATTCTAAAAGATTGCGACCCTATTGCATACAATGAGGCACTATTAGATTTTCAAGATAATTACATGCAAGATAATGCAGATGATTTAGAAAGGTTGATGAGCGAATGACAGATTTTTTTGGATTTGAAAAAGCAATTGAAATTGATCATTTAACAGATGAGCAAATCTTAAAGCTTGAAGAAATTTTTAAAGATTTCGAATAAGTAAAGGCGTGTCGACTTGACAAAAGTTGATGCGCCCGCAAAAGAGCGGGGTTATCCACAGGGTTACGGGGGTTATCCACAACCCCTGGAATTTGCGACACGCCCGAGATTTTGTGATTTTTATCACATGACTTGAGCGTCTCATTATTTGGAATTACTGGCTAGTAATTATCTTTTGTCAGTGGGTTCTGGTAAAATACTACTATAACAACAACGAAAGGCGGACTTCATGTCAGCAAATGTCTACACAATCGAAAGCCTACTTGTAGGAAAAATGTATCGCTCAAATTCTCTTACTGGAGAAATTATCTCAGCAGAAAAAAATGATAGTGTCTGGTATGCAAATGCAGATACTTACAAAGTGCAGGTACGCCCAATTTATTCTGCACCGCTAAATCTAAAAGATACTTACCGCTATTTGGCGGTCAAGGTATCTGACTAATTTGTCAGTGCTACCTGATACAATAACTAAATAAACAAACGAAAGGAAAACTATGTTAAACATAATCGACAAAACCGATTTCTATGAAATCGCAGACGAGCAACATTTTTGTTGTGATGAAAGTCAGTTTAAGTATTACTGCGAAAAGCACTTAGAGTTTATGGGTTGCTATTTCTGCGAATTTGACTATGACAAAGATTGCGAGGAACAACACTAATGATTAACTCAGTATTAGCAATAGATTGCCAAGATTGCCACGGGCACGGAGTAATCTTTTTTGGTGATGATAATGATTTCGATTGCGAACCTTGCGATTGCGTAGATGACGGCTCACTATTTTGGAACGGAGAAAATGACTAATGTATAAATTAACTTGTGCTTATGACGGACACGCTCCTCATTGGTCAGCAGAATACGAAAGCGAATTTGGTGCTTGGGAAAACTTTTTCTTATTCACCGATTGGGGATTTGCTAACGAATACTCAACTGTAAATATTTACACGCCAACAGGCAAATGCTATACAAAAGTTTTCTACAGAACAGGAATGGTATCAGTTAAATGATGACACGAAAAGATTATGTCGCAGTAGCAGAAATTTTAAAGTTCGCAAGCGATAAAGCACACCCAGCACTATTTTCTAAAATGGTAAATGATTTCGCAGAAATGTTTGCGAAAGATAATGAGCGATTTGATGTAAATAGATTTCATGAAGCGAGTGGGTATCATGTCCCAAAATTCACTTCGAGATAAAGTAAAGCGAATTCAGGAATTGCGTCGCAGTAATGCGGCGCAACCTGTTCGCAATAAGAAAAAATATTTTCGAAAGATCAAACATAAAAATAAGTATGCAGAGTGATGCATAGCTATGCAGGCCCGCAATACTGCGGGGTTATCCACAGGCTTACGTAGGTTATCCACAACCCCCTGGAATTTGTGAGATTAATCACAAAATAAATTAGATAAAGATTGGGCGTGTTGCACAATTTGTCAGTGGCATAGGCTATAATACTCTTATACCAACAACGAAAGGCAATAAAAATGATAGTAGAACATAATCTCAAGTTTGTTACAGAGTTTAAGGAAGGCCATCCAGTAACTGCACAAGTTATGGCTCTTGATGAAAATACTCGTATCTTTATGCTAGAGTCACTATTAAAAGAATTGGTGGCACCACGCTTACAACCAATTCTTGATGAAGTAAATGCTAATGGGTCCTACGCAATTCTTAAGGTGGCAGAATAATGGGATACAATACAGCGTTAGATTTAACTGAATTAGATTTAGAGGTAGCACTAGGTTATCACTTACAGGGTAATCATTACCCACCCGTTCCGCTTTCTATGGTGCCAGTATGTATCGAAGCAATAGATTTTGCTCATGATGACATGTGGGATGAAACTATCGAAATGCCTGATGGGATTACTTACAAGGGGCAGACATGTGCGCCAGTGTGGGCGATCATCGAGCAACACCATCTCCACGCTTGGCTACCTGAAAGTGACTAAGGTCACACAATAACTTTCTCAAATACTGAGACAGGGCTAGACTAATGTCAGACCCCAATGCTATAATTACCAACCTAACAAAGAAAAGAGGCAATAAATGACAATCAACGACAAGTTGTATCAGGTAGGCGATTTATTCACTACCCTCAAGTCAAAGAAAACAGGTGTGATTAAAGAAATCCACCCACAAACATCTGGCTCGGTGCGTGTGCTACTAGAAATGCCCAACAAGGAAACTCGTTGGACTTCAGTATCCGCTCAAACACTACTAGGCGTTTAATTTAATGGGAGGGGGGTCGCAGAAATGTCAGACCCCCCTGCTATAATTACTTCATCAACCCAACCCACAACGAAAGAAGGAAACAAATGGCACGACAAAAAGCAATTAGCGTAAAGATAGCAACACCAAAGGTAATCAAGGCACTAGAAACTCGCTTGGCAAAGTTAAATGCCGATTACGCATCACAAGAAGCCAACGAAGCAAAGCACGAAAAGGCTTTAGAAAAGTGGCGCAAAGAAGTAGGAAAGTTCGCTATGGCTAATTTTGCTAAGGCAGAAAACTTCCGCACAAACTATCGCTCATGGAATAAGACACTTAATGTTGATTTCGATTTAACAGTTAATGAGTCAGACTTTCCTAAAGAGCCTGAGAAGGACTACGAAGTTCTCCACCGCCACTCATACAATGAGATGAAAGAGGAATTGGAAAACGCAATTCGTATTCTAAAGATGACAGATGAGGAAACAGTAAGCACAAGCACTTACAATGCTATTGCTCGTTATCTGTAAATAAAATCGTTCTCGCATAACGATAAATTGCGAACGACCTGAGTAAGTCGCCAAACTGCTCTCCCTTCGGGGACAACTACTAACAAAGGCAACAAAATGAAAAATCGTTTCAGAGTAGAAATCTATGATGCAAACAAAGCAAATGATGTAACAATCTATTCAGAACAAGGTGTAGATAAAGAATACTTAACTGAGTTAGCATTCTCTAATAGACGTAATTTTTTAGGGGATGTACGTGCTTATGTGTATGATACATTGAAGAAGACTAAGACTACTGCTCTTTACCTCCCGTCCGAAGTTATTAACTTCAATCGCAAAAACCAATTAACTAGGGATGAGTTAGGTCTGTAAAGATCTAACACCAGTTGCATATGCAGCTGGCCCGCAAAGCTAAGGGGTTATCCACAGGGTTACGACCACTTGTGGATAACCCTGGAATTTTGTGAGATTAATCACATGGATCAATTCGGACATATTGTAACTAATCATAGACAATGTCAGTGGCATCTGTTATACTTACAACTAATCAAACAAACGAAAGGTAAAAAATGGCTCATAATCTAGAAATGGAAAATGGCGAAGTTGCATTCGCACTTCGTGGCGCACCTGCATGGCACAACCTTGCAAATCGCATCTTTACACAGGATGAAGATGTTACAACTCAAATGATGTTAGATGAGGCAAAACTTTCCAACTGGAATGTTCGCTTGTCTCCACTAACTGACCACATTTCCGAAACATGGAACGATGTATCTAATGCTCAATTAGTTATTCGTGACAACCCATTCAACAATGGAACTGATGTTCTTGCAACTGTTGGAAAGCGTTACAAGCCTGTGCAGAATGAGGAACTATTCGCATTCGCCGATGCAATTCACGATGCGAATGCAGATTGCCGTTGGGAATCTGCTGGCTCACTTCGTAGCGGTAAGGTTGTATTCGGTACAGTGGATATTCCTCGCACAATGGTGCTTGACCCACAAGGCGCAAATGATGCAACTAAGTTGTATCTAATTGTTTGGACATCTCACGACGGGTCAGTTGCTGTTCAGGCTGCTGTTACTCCTGTTCGTGTTGTATGCCAAAACACTCTTAACCTTGCAATGAAGAATGCTAAGCAATCTTTCAAGATTCGCCACACGCAATCTGTTGAAGGTCGCATCCAAGTTGCTCGTGAAACTCTTGGGCTTGCTCTTGGGTACTTCGATGAATTCGAGAAAGAGGCTCAGGCTCTTTATTCTCAATCAATTACTGATGCTGAATTCTCAAAGTTGATTCAGACAATTTATCCTAAGCCTGATAAGGATGCTGCTAAAGTTGCATTGACTAAGTGGGAAAACAAAGTCGTGTTGCTTGACGAGTTGTATCACAATTCACCAACTAACGCTAACATCAAGGGAACAAAGTGGGGTGCATTCAATGCACTTACTGAACGCCTTGATTACTATCGTTCAGGTCGTGGAAATTCTGAAACACTCATGGCGGGTGCATCAGGGTTTGACCCAATTCTAACCGCAGAAAAAAATAAAATTAAGAAATTAATTTCTGCGTTCTAAATAAATAAATTCCTGAGCATGAATAAAAACTGCTCACAATTTTTTTAGGTCCATTAGCTCAGTTGGTTAGAGCGCTACCCTGTCACGGTAGAGGTCGACGGTTCAAGTCCGTTATGGATCGCCAAGCGCCCTCAAAGCTAAGGGGGCAAAAAGTGTGTTACGACTCACATAAATATCCCTTGGAAATCCTTGATAATGTCAGTGGGACCTGGTACAATTCTCTTTATGACCAACGAACTAGTATCAAGTAAGTACACCTTTGTCTGTGACCCAGATGAATGCGATTCATTAATAGAACTAACATCATCTGACGGGTTTGGATTCCCATCAGGTGTGACAGAACTCACATGCCCTTGCGGACGTAAGACTACCTTATTGTCAGTGGAGCATGCTACAATTACACCAACAACAACGGAAGAGGTAAAAATGGAAACAACTACAGATAATCACTACATGACACGAGAATTCCTTGAGTCACAGTTAGTAGATAACAAAGCCCGCATTACACAGTTAGAAGAGCACATCCAGCGTATAACTCAGCGTGATTATGCAACTGCAGGAACATTAAACAAGTTACGTGACGACATGAAGGTATTCACATTAGAAGGTCTTGATGACGATTCTATTACAGAATACCAAGCAGAAGAAATTGCTGGCATCTGTGGGTTTGAACTAACAAATGAGTTTGAACTAGAAGTAACAGTTCTATATTCAATTACAGTTAATGCTCGTGATGAAGAGAGTGCACACAATCTAATTCATGATATTGATTTTGACACTGTGTCTTATGACTCAGATGCTATCACTTGGCTATCATCATCTGTAGATAGAATCGAGGGCTAATGTACTTTGAACTTACCGCTCCTGATAGGCTATCCATGGAGATGGCCTATTGGGATGCACAAATAACAGGGCTCGACCCGCAAGCAATGTCTCCGTTGACATTCAACATTGGAACTGGTAGTATTGAGAAAGTAAGTAGACTTAGAGATAAGTATAACTTAACTGAATCTTATGTATCGGACTACGAAACCACAGGTTATTAAGGAGAGATTATGTCAGAGTATAAAGATGGCTGGGATGATGGGTATAAGTTTGCCCGTGAAGAAATAATGGAGAAGTTATCAGAAATTGATATCAACGATATTGATTCTTGGATTCTTGACCGTCTTTCTGAGATGATTGAAGGCGGTGCTCTATGAGAGACAGAGAATTCATTCCTTGCGATGCATGTGGATCAGCAGATGCAATGTATTTAATTAAACTAGTAGAAGGCGAACTAGCTTTTTGCGGTCACCACTACAACAAAAATAAGGCAGGCCTAGACAAGGTCGCCTATGAAGTGATAGAATTAGACAAGAAAGAACCAGCACTACCTACTTTAGAAAAGGCGGAATAAAATGGGAGACAGAGCAAACTTTGGGTTTAAAGACCAAAAGGGTGATACGGTATTTTTATACGGGCACTGGGCGGGATATGACATGCTAGCAAAACTAGCAAATGCTGTTCAGGCAGCGGAGACAAGATGGCAGGACCCATCATATGCAACACGTATTGCAATATCACATCTAATTGGAGAAGACTGGAATCAAACACTATCGTGGGGAATCTATGTCAATCAATTGGGGGACAACGAACATAAGGTGCCCGTGATTAATTGGGCTAATCAAACGTTTACACTGTATGAAGAGGACCTTGAAACAGTTGTATTTAGTTTATCCTTGGCTGCATTCGTGGACAAATACAGTCGACTAGTTATGGTATAATTAGACTAGGACTAAGGTCCTGGTTTTAATAGGAAATATAATGGTGCGTCTATCAGTCTTCGGGCCAGGCGCTAAGTAAAGCGGGTTTATTTCTTTCGTTGGAAATCCAGGCAGCCATTATTCAAGACCCCCAGTTAAGCTGGGGGTTTTTCTTTGCCCTCAAAGACATGAGGGTAGCATATTGTCTTTACGACTGTCAATTATATTCGCTGGAATTTGCTGTGATCTTGACCACAAATCTGAATTATGTGGCATGTATCACATGCCAATTCTATTCCATTTGTCAGTGGTCCAATGTATAATTATCACATATCAACGAAAGGATATAAAATGCCAAATTGGGTGTTTAATGGATTAACTATTGAAGGTAATCCTGAGCAAGTTAAATCTTTAATCAAGCAGATGAATAAGCCATTTGTTTATTCTATTACTGCATTAGGTGATTTATCATATGATGTCAAGCAGACTAAGTATGTTAATCCTATCTTTGCTTTTCATAATATCTATAACTATAGAGATGCTGGTATTACTGATGAGGTATATCATGGACAGCCTCCTCGTTCCACCGACTTTTCTCAGGCAATGAAGTTTGAGACCAATGACTGGTACAACTTTAATGTTCGTGAGTGGGGTACTAAGTGGGATGTAGCCGTATCTGAGGATGATAAATATCCTGATACCAATATGGAAGAAGCCGAGAATGGCGAGAACTATGTAGTTCATTATAACTTCCAAACTGCTTGGTCACGACCTCTTGGTGCTATCTCTAAACTATCTGCACAATATCCCAATCTACTATTTACTTTATCATATGAGGAAGAAACAGGTTGGGGTGGGGAAATGGAATTCCTCCGTGGAGAAGTTATATCAGAATCAGAATACGATAATATGTGCCGTGATTGTGATGCAACTGACCAAATGGAATACTGCGACAATGATTGCGGTGAAATCTGTGGCAACTGCAACTGGCTAGGTAATGCTGACCTAGAGGCTGTCGCAATTTGTCAGACCCATAAGATATACTTAGACACTAAAGTACCCGAATATAGAAAGGTGGGAACCAAATGAGTTTTCTAGAGAATGAAAACCAAATGGTAATAGACGCAACATATTCAGAAATTGGCGAAATGCTTGTCGAAGATTGGGTCAACTCTAATTTAGATGAAGGGCAAATGTATGCAGATTTTAGATTTGCAGAAATGTCAGATAACAATTACTTAAAGGGTAGATTTAATCTATTCTATGATTTAAATCCAGGCGACCAATACTATTTAGAATGGAATGAGGCAGAATGATTACATCACAAGAACTAATTGATTATATCTATGATGACAACTTAATCCATTTTGATGACAGAGATACATCAGATGATTGTGATTGTCACATTCATATAACATTAAACACTATGATTAAATATATGGAGGCGATTGAATGCTAGGCTACACTAAAACAGATATAGATGAAATGGGAAATGCTATGCATGACGCCAAGCTTTTTTATATTCTTAAATCAGATATCGTTCGTGTTGATGAAGATCCCGTTGTAGACGGGCTACTAAAAGCACAAGACTTCCTCCAGGGGCTATGGGCAGAAGGATATTTTGATAATGACTAAATCATCTGCATTCCTAGAGTATATGAAGTTACATCTAATTAGTTTAGAACAAGACCTAGAAGAAAATCCCATGTCTTTACATGTAGTAGATATTGAAGGACAAATTTATGCTACCAGGCATTTATTGTCAGTGGCAACTGATATAATGAATGCTTCTAACGAAAGGGTATATGAATGAATTCAGAAGACATTGGGCTCCCGCCCCACTTGCAACGTTTGGTAAATGCAGGTGTTAGCGGATTAGATATAATGCACGGTGAACTAAAGAATCTAATGTTGATTGCTGAGCAAGACTTAGCAAGCGCATTAGAGCAGGAGGAGTTGTCTGAAGAGGCAATGGACTCTATGGTCCGCACAGAATGTGAAGGGCGCCTAGATATGCTAGTAGAACTATATAATCTAACATACCAACTATCATTTGCGATTGGAGCACGGGATGAAGCCTGACGATAAAGATAAACTAAACAAGTGTTTAGAAATTCTAGATGACACAGACTTAGGTCTATCATTAGTTTGGCTATGGACATGGTCGACAATTAATAATATACTAGAGGACGAGACCTATAAGGCTAAGGTTACCCAAGACCAAATGTGGGACCACCTGTGCGAGGCTGTGGAGGCTGGAATGGGCTTCTCCTTGGAATACGGTGCGGAGCAACATCATGAAGACGTACAAGACTGGATGTTGAGTAGGGACTACATTGTAGACACAATGTTTGAAGAAGATGAAGAAGAGGAGGACGAAGATGAAGATGAGTGATGATTACATTAACGATCAACTTAGTAAGGCCCAAGCCTTGCTATGGGGTGGCTCCGAAACAGAAAACATCGAGGCGCACAACATAATTTCTAAATTAATTAAAGATAAGGTAGAGCAGGTGGGACTATGAGTCAACAATATAAAGTCTATGGTGATGTGGTTCAGGAGTACTACATTGTGGTAACCGCCGAGAATCGTGATGAGGCTTGGTA